GTCTAACAGTGCTTGACTCTCTGGAGTACGTACACCATTGTCAGTTGGAAAGGGCCATACCATGCGGTTGTCATTGTTCTGCGCTGCCTTCTTCATTCGTACTCTCCTTCATTTGTCTGCGTAATGATTCGTCCATCCTAAGGGCTAGACCAGTTGCATTATACACAGTTATTGCAGGTCTGCCGCCTAAAGCGATAGTTCTTGGCTTATATTTTTTAGATGCGATAGTACCTAAACCATTAAGCTTAACTTCATTACCTGCAATTAGTTCATTTTGAATATGTGCAATCAAATGCTCAAACACATCTTGAACCTCGTACAGCTTATAGTTACTGGATTTAGCCGTCTTTTTAAGCATTGTGAGGGTGTTTACTTTGACCATTTTACAATCTCCATAAACGAAGGTAGCACGTAGTTCTTTACATCCTGAACGTTATCGTGCATAGTTTGCACAACAGAATCACCAAAGCAATTCTTAGAAATAAATCTAAACTTAATAGATGGATACTTAGCTAATGAAAACACATCGTAGGTATTTAATTCACCCACAGGTTGCATAAAATCTTCTGGTTTCCAATCGTTTAAATCATGTTCATTTAACATATTAACCTTCCTTTACGTTGTTAGCAATTAGCTGACGGAATTGTAGCCAACCACAGAGATTACCACTGTGAGGTTGATAATGTCTATCAATGTGCGTTACACCTTCAATCTCCAAATATTCATCAACAAAAGGCATATCTTGAATCGGTGTAGCGATATGCTCAACTGGTGACGCATGTACTGGCACTGAATTAATCAATCGGTCAAACACCATAGAAGCCTTCTCTAAGCTACCATCGTTCTTACGATAGCTAACTTGAGCGCAACAGCTGGCGCTAATCATACGGGCCTCTTCCATAGTGATGTACTTGTCGTTTTCATCTAGATAGAATCGCTCACCAGTATGTGAATCACGGTATGTTTTTACATAAGGTACGTGCCACTCACCGACAGTTAACTCTTCTGGAATATGTGCAGTATATTCAACACACATGACAGCAGCAAGTTCCGCAATCTCAGGTTGTGCATCTTCATGGTCACGTAACCAGAACCAATTATTATAATCGGTGGCAGTTACGATTGTCTTCATAAGTTGATAAGGCTCAAGGATACGGTTTACAATTTGCTTGTGTAGACCTGCATCTTTCATAGCCTTAGCATATTTTACTGCGCTATCACGAGAAGCGAACCAAAGTGTTTTTGCACGTTCAATGTCAGATACTTCCGCTTTAGCTTGCATACCTGCTTGATTAGCACCCCAATGCACAGGCATAGCTGGTGTAGTCTCAACCAGTTCAATTACCTTATCAATTGGGATAGCACGAGAGCTGGCGGCATTACGGCTAAACACGCGATGCGTCATTAGTTCACCATGAATAAATCGTGGGTAGACTAATTCAAATGTAGTTAGACGAGTTCCGTGGATTTCGTTATAACTGTCTGCAATAATTTTAGCTGTAATCAAGCTGATTCCTTTCGTAAAATTCTATTCATTGGGTACTTCACTAATGTTACTGACCCACCCTTAGCTTTAACAGCATCTGCAAAGCCTTGTAGCATACCTAGAATGCGGTCTTTATCGCCTCCAGCTAGTCCCATACCAATGTACGGAAAACCGAAGTCACGGTGACCATGCTCTTTAACCAAACGGTCTAGGATTTTCTGGAATGCTTCATACTCAAAGTAATCGTCCTTACCATCGTAACCTTTGGCAAAATCATACTGAGTATACGCATTGATAATAGTAATCGGACCATACATTATGCTGTACGTCCCAAGTTTACTACGGTCGCCATAATAAGTCAAGCAATCTGCCGCATAAGCTGCAGGAAATTCTGCTTTAATCTGCCTAGCGATACCTTTGCCCATTGTACAGAAGCAATTACAGCCATGCACAATGTAGTTGAAATGCCCTTCACGAGCTAATTCAATCAAATCACCCTCTAAGTGTTTCATTTAATTCCCTTCTATCTCTTCTATAACTGCTCTGCGCTCTTGGTCACTGAAGTTTAACCAATCGTCTTTGATAACTGTCCTCCATATTGCAAGTGGAAAGTTATGCCAGCCTGTTGGTAAAGTTTTACCAGTAGCATATGGATTATCAAACATTATTTCAACATTCTTATCCGACATACGCATAAGCTTTTTCTTACCAATATAGTATGGTGTCTTAAGCTTACATGGAGCCAACCGTGTAGTATCACTTGCAAGGTATATCATAAAACCTTCACCACGGTCATCTTGAGCAAACTCAATGATTTCACTTAGAGGACAACGTGCCAAAATATTGTGTGGTGAGAATACACCAGTCTTTTTATTACGAAAACCGAGTAGATGCAACCCCATCTTTTCTTTGACAATGTGAGGGTCTTGTGGTACTACAACCTCAAACAACGTAGTGTACTCATGTTCAATGTTTGGAGCATGTTTCCACCATTCATTAAGAATTAACTCTTTAGCCCATTGAGCATGTTCGGATGTAGTGGAACCAGTGGTAGATACTACCAACTCATTATTGTGCAATGTAGCGCAAGCCATATAGCCGTTAATTTTCTTGTACACATCCACTAATGTATCTAATGGCACATCTTTCCACCAATAATCATTCTCAAGGTAGTTAAACGATTTACGTGGAGCAGCTTGCACCAGTTCTTTGGTTAATGAATCGTATACGTGACCTCTGCATTCCATAAGGTCCGTGTCTGCAAACCAAAGGTAATCGTACATAGCTCGGCGGTGATATTTAAACGTAGTAAATTTACCATCGTTTTTCATACGAGCCAAACCACGGTTAACTAAGTTCATTTGTTGGTCAAAGCTTAACACTAAAACGCTCCTTCATTTGTTTAAGTTTATCTTCTGGTACGTTGTGGATGTTAACACCATTATGGCGATTTTCAACGATTACACTAATAAAATTTGCATTATGTTGTGTAGCAATATCCTGATATACCTTAACTTCTTTTTCAGTAGTACTGGTATTTGATACTGCAACGGACTGTCTGAGCTGCCCTAACACATAACCCGTATTAGCTTGGCAAAGACTATGTGCGGATTTTAAATACATAGCATCAAACTTATATTCACCGTCTTCCATATGAAAATAGTCGTCAGCTTCAAACACCTTATGTACAACACCAGCCTCAAAAAGGTTGTTAGCAAACGTGCTTTTACCTGCACCAGATACACCACGGATTAAATATAAGGTAGGTTTATGCATTTAGTTTTTCCAGTTCTGCTTGCAATCGTTCACGTTTCTTTTGCTTAAGATGTTCAGTACCAAGTTCTGCGGTTTTAACAAACCATTCGTTGATAACTTCTAAACCTAACTCTACCTCTTCAGGCTTAAAGTACCATGTTGAGTTTAATTCATCTACAAAATATGCAGGTACATCTTTCATAGCTTCGTATAAACGCTTCTGTGCGAAATGATACAAATCTTCTGGAAATAAACTCATGCAGTTTAAGTACACATTAACTAAACCTTTTTCATCAAATGAACGGTCATCTGGAAAATTAGTAGGCTTATGTAAAGTCCAGTTAATACCCCAAGCTAAGTAGACTGCCTTATAACGCATACTTAGTTGACAATACTTGTCATCCGTATATTCATTATTAAGAATTTCATTTTCAAACATAGGCAACAGTTTAGCAAAAGTTGTCACTTTAGCATACTTTGCAGCTTTTTCATTTAATTTTACTTGTAGTCTAGGGTGCATTATTTCTTACCTTTCAGTTTTAAATATTCTTCGTCATCTAAGTCTCGTACACCAGCACAAGGCTTATTGATAGCTTTCTCGGTTGCTCGATTACCTAAGCGTATTAGACCACACTTTCCACAGTAAATGAACATACCTTTAGCATTTAATGTACGGTTGAAATTGTGGCCTTGGCTCATTTAATACTCCAATGGATTAGTCCAATCAAGTATATCATAGCAGAAGCCATTTCAACCAAGATTAGGGGTTTGTCTTTAGCAATAAAGCCAGCGATGCACCAAAGTGTACCACCTATTGCACTGAAGATTAAGTTTAACGGAAAAATGTTGAATGCAGTTAATACCATACCAATTAGGTAGGTTATTGTGCCTAGCCATTTAATCATAGTTGTGTCTCGCTATACTGTTGGATTCTTACACCAGAGCCTTCTAGCAAGTTTAAACCCGAGGCATCACGGTAAGGTGTCTTATAAACTAAGCGTCTAACTCCAGCTTGAACCATCATAGCACTGCATTGTACACAAGGTGCAAGGGTAACATACACGGTTGAATCAATGCAGCTTACACCCTCTCGTGCAGCTTTCAATATACAGTTCAATTCTGCATGAATAACTTCTGGTTTAGTCTCCAGTGCAGGTTCGTGTGGAAACGGTTGTGGTTTCAGGTCTTCACAGCAATTATCACGCCCTTTGGCAGTGCCATTATAACCAGTGAGGGTTACCCCATGACTAGTTACTAAAACAGCTCCTACCTGCGCTCTAACAGCTTTTGAGAGCATCGCGTGAGTTAGTGCTGTCTGCATGTAGACACTATCAAGTTCTTTTTGACTAGCCATGATGCACCTTTACTACTTTGTCTGGATTAACCTTAGGTTTTTTACTCATTTCCATAACGTCCAGTGCTTCTTCATGTGTTCGGACCTTGCAGTGATTCAAATAATCATCTAGCCACCACTGAATGTTACTTGTTGCACTGTGACACCAACCAGCTCGGTCCTTGTAAGTCCATACAAAACCAAACCAACCTCGCTTACGTACAGCGAAAGTGCCATCAGCAAACTCTACAATGTGAGCTTTAAATGGATTATAAAACTTCATACTCTTTAATTCCTTCTTCAGATGTATAACGAACAAAGCGAACACCAAAACCTTTTAGCATTGCTTGACAAGTCGGACAAGGCTTGGCAATAGCCATATCACCATTGTCATGAAAACGCTGCACTAAGATGCTATGGATATCTTTACGTCCAGATTGTAACACAGCATTAAGTTCTGCATGTTGATAAATCTTTTCGTCTGATTCTCCAGCCTTGACTGCGAAGTGCTGCATAAGTGGGTGAGACTTATTATAGTTATTAGTACCAGTTCCTAGTACCTTACCCTTGCGGTCAAAACATGTAGCTACAATAGTGTAGCGTTTTCTACTCGACATTAGAGAGTGCCCTTAGCTTTCTTGAGTTTACGTTGAATAGAGGAAAGTTTATTACCTTGAACCTTAATCTTACGCTTCCAAGTCTTAAGTTGATTCAGATATGCAAAGTCTTCTGCGGTATTCGGATTGTCAGGGTCGCACAACAACCAGTGAACTTGGATATCACGGTTGATTAGTTTCTTAATCTCTTCAACTTTTGTTAGTGCAATACGATTGATGCTAACTAAGAAGTCGATATCTTCGTTAGTAAGTGTTTCGATATTGTGCAGGATAACAGTGTTACGTACTTCGAAATTTACTGGCTCACCACCCAAAAGGAAAGCTTCTTGAATAGGTTTACCTTGTACAGCTTTTTCAGCACGTTTCCAGAAGATTTCAGCCAAAGCTTGTTCGTCTTCTCCAAGACCCATACGCTCAACCAAGCTATCGAATTCAGATTTCATTTGCATTTAAAGACTCCTTTAAGTTATTGAAGGCTCTATAGTATCACATCTTTTATCCATTTGCAACACCTTTTATGAAAATATTTCTAACATTGTGCTTGCGTTCTAACATGAACTATGTTATAGTGCAGTTTTCAACGTTACAAGGAGAACACTATGAATGACCCATACGGACAACAAGCTGTAGCCACTGGAGTTACAGATGGTCCAGCATTACGTAAAGCGGCAGAATTACGTGCAATGAAGCCAGTAGTATACTTTACTGGTGTTCCACACTTCTGGATGTGGGATTCTAAGAACGAAGTTGCAGGTCTTGACCGTGTGATTAATCATCCTAACTTAGGTACAATTGATGATGTACGTACAAGTACTGTACTAAATAAGTTTCGTGATGGTAGCTTTGAGACTCGCAACACAGTCTACAAACCATATGTCGTTACTACAACGGAAAACCAATGATTAAAATTATCATAATCTGGCTACTGTTTACTATAGTTGTAGCTGGAATCATTCAATGGATAAAAGCCACAGAGTCTAGTCAAGTATTAAAATTCATCCGATTTTCGTGCTACATTATCACCTGTGCAGCAATCGCAGCATTTTCATTGTTCTTAATTGTGAACATTTTCTAAAGGAGTCTATATGAAATTTTTAAAAGCAATCATCCTTTCACTTGCACTTGTTTTTCTAACTACGGGTTGTACTCGTATTGAAACTGGTGAGGTTGGTGTGCGTATTAACGCATCTAAGCAAATTGAAGGTAACGAACTACCTGCTGGCGGTTTCTATCAAACTATGGTTGGTTCAATCTTGACCTTTCCAGTTAAAGATATCGTAGTGGCTATCGACAACAAAACACCAATGACTTCTGATAATAGTCCATTACAAGATTTCGATATCACGGTAGTTTATGCCATTAACCCTTCGGCTGCAGCTGAATTGTATAGCACTAAGTCTAAAAGTTTTCACATTGAGTACAAAGGTGATATCTATTTGATGCAGAACTACATGACGACAGTGGTTAATAATGCAGCGTATAAGGTTGTGCGAGGATACAAATCACTTGAAGCGGCTGATAACCGAAAGAAAATGGAAGATGAAATCTTGGCAGTCGTTTCAGAGACACTGAAGGCTGAGAAATTGGATACGTCAGTGAATGTCACAGTAGTACAAATTCGTAATATTTTACCTAACGCTGAAATCTTAAAATCAGCTACGGATTATGTTCGCGCTCAAAACGAACTGAAGATTAAACAAACTGAAGTTGAAATCGCTAAGAAAGAATCAGAACGTATGGCTGCATTGTCTTCTAACTCTGGTCAATCAATCGCTTACATGAATGCTCAAGCACAGATGAAAATTGCAGAAGGTATCCGTGAAGGCAAAGTAAACACCATTGTTGTCCCTATGGATTTCAAAGGCATGGTTAACGTAAAGTAGGGACTAGTATGGACGAGAACCAAATTGTTTTTAATGCCATTCGTACACCAGATGGCACTATCTTGCACAGTCGCCACCGTCATGATTACTTAGAACACTTCGATACAGTCTCTGGTGAATGGTACGTCAATGATGGTGGTAATGATTACATGCGCCGTAGTGTAAACAAAGTGCCAGCTGAAGAGCTGTCGTTGACAATGAAAGACCCGCACTCAATGAAGCGTTGTGCTATTACATGGAAAACTTACGGTAAAGATGGTGAATTTCCTGAAGGTAAGATTGTTCGTTTGTGTGACATGGAAACTGCCCATATTCGTGCTATACTAGACACTCAGTATCACATTCATGGAACATACATGGAACAAATTTTCTCTGACGAACTGGACTACAGAATGTTAGACGAACAAGACATTGATGCAACTATCCAAGATATCTTAGATGCTGCAGACTTTAACAAGTGGTTCTTTACTACAAAGTCTACAATGAATAAAGACTTTCCTCTAGCTTCTGAACTTCTTTTTGTGTATGCTCAGAACGATGACGAAAAATTTGCCAAATTGTGTGATATACTTGAACAATGTTTTAACGCAGGTGTAAAAGTAGGAGAATCAAAATGAGTGACGTAGAAAAGTTTTGGATTGCAATGTCTGCCAAGTTTGGTGATAACCGTCAATGGCATCAGTTGCATCCACAAGAGCAACAACAGGTTATCATGGGTATCAACATGATTCTCTCGGTGGTGATGCGATGACATTACCTAAACTAATTTGGATGAGTCCAAAGATTTTTTATTACGCAGGTTTGTATCTGAAACTTGGTAACAAACGTTACCGCATATTGAAAGTTGGACCTCGATGAGTAATATCTTAGACTATGTTTACTACGATTTAACTAGCCCAAGTTTTTTACGTTGGAAGCAAGACAAGTTAGATAGATGTGGAAGACCTACAGTTATCAGAAAAGGCGCTGAAGCTGGCTATAAATCTTACCAAAAAAGTGGTATGGGTGGGTATTGGAAAATACAGTTCGAGGGTAAAGTTTACGCAGTTCATCGCCTTATTTTTGCTATGTTTTATGAAGATTTTAATATAATGGATAAATCTAAGATTGTTGACCACTTAGATAGAAATCCTTTTAATAATCTGATAACAAACTTAGCTATAAAAACGTACAGAGAGAATTGTCAAAATAAAAGCAAACATCGAAACAATTCTTCAGGTATAACAGGTGTCTACTATGATAGGTCCACTAACTCTTGGAAAGCAAGCTGGCACAATGAAATGGGTAAACAGATTTTAAAATCATTTTCCAGTTTAAAATACGGCGAAAAAGAGGCTAAAATTTTAGCAATAAAGACTAGAAGAGAAGCCATAGAAAAGTTAAATTCAAGTTATAATCAAAATTACACACTAACACATGGAGAATAATACGATGATTCCAGAAAATTTCAAGCCTAGTCTCGCAATTGAGCAAGCTAAGGTTAAAACACAACCAGCGTTACGTTACCTCAGTGAAAAGCTTGATGGTATTCGTTGTGTAATCTTCGGTGGTGTTGCGTATAGTCGCAGTCTTAAAAAGATTCCTAATCTTTCAATTCAAGCATATGTAGCGCATCACGCTACAGTACTCGAAGGTATGGATTGTGAAATTATTGTCGGTGACAAGAATGCACCAGATGTATTTACACAATCAACCTCTGGCGTTATGCGTATTGAAGGTGAACCTGACTTTACATTGTGGGTATTTGACTATTACCATTCAGACAAGGTATGGTTAGACCGTTACAATCAGTTGCAAGATATGTATGACCGTGGACGTTTTCCGCAACGAGTACAATTGCTTAAGCATACTTACATGCTCGATGATGAAGATATTGCTGCAGCAGAAGCCTATTTCCTAGATTTAGGCGCTGAAGGTGTTATGTTGCGTGATGCACAAGCTAAATATAAATGTGGTCGCTCTGGTACAAAGAATCCAGAACTACAGAAGGTTAAGCGTTTCGTAGACAAGGAATTTGAAATCATTGGTTGGGAGCCAAAGTACCACAATACTAATGAAGCAAAGACCAATGAATTAGGCCGCACAGAACGCTCTACAGCTAAAGAGGGTATGGTAGCCCTAGACACTATGGGAACGCTGCTTCTACGTACCTCTGAAGGCTTAGAATTCGGTTGTGGTAGTGGATTTACTGACGCTCTACGTGAAGAGTTATGGGAAATCCGTGATACACTAGCAGGTCAGCTTGCAAAGGTTAAGTATTTCGATGTAGGTACTGGTTATTCAGTTCCACGTTTTCCAGTGTTTCAAGGTATTCGTCACAAGGATGATTTATGAGAAAATCCGATTTGTCAAAAGAGTTTTTATTAGCGATGGTGTGTGCAATGTATAAATACGAAGCACATGAAGTTAAAGATATCAAACTATTGACAGACTTAGAAATTGAAGATTTTTATGGTGGCTATATGGGGCTGTCCCTATAAGCACTGTCCGATAAGTAAACTAGGAGTAAATATGACAGAACGTCAATTAGCAACAATTCGTAAAATCGCTGCATTAGAACCTATCGAAGGTGCAGATGCAATCGAAGTCGCAGTAGTCGATGGTTGGAAGGTCGTAGTAAAGAAGGGTGAGTTTGAAGCTGGACAGCTTGCTGTATACTTCGAAATCGACAGCTGGATGCCAACAGAACTAGCACCGTTCTTATCAAAGGGTAAAGAGCCTCGTGCGTTTGAAGGTGTTCGTGGTGAGCGCCTACGTACAGTTAAACTACGTGGTCAAATTAGCCAAGGCTTACTATTACCTTTATCTATTCTAGATAATATTGAAAGTGAACTATTCGAAGGCTTAGACGTTACTTGCCCATTGAATATCTATAAGTGGGAGCGCCCTATGAATGCTCAACTTGCAGGTATGGCACGAGGCAATTTCCCTGCGTTAGTACCAAAGACTGACCAAGCTCGTATTCAAAATCTTACTCGTAACTTTCCTAAGCTACAAGAAGATACATGGTCAATCACTGAAAAGCTTGATGGTTCGTCTTGCACGTTCTATTTAGATAAAGAAGGTGAGTTTCACGTATGCAGTCGCAATCTAGACTTAAAGCAAACCGAAGGTAATACTTTCTGGCAGTTAGCTTTACAATTAGATATCGAAGGTATTATGCGCCGCCACACATTGTTAGGCATGGCTATCCAAGGTGAAATGATTGGTGAAGGTATTCAAGGCAATCAGTACAAGACAAGGCTTGACTTTTACGTTTACGACATGTACAATACAAGTACTGGTGAGTATATCTTGCCAATTCAGCTTGAAGCTGCATGTAAACGTTTAGGTTTAAAGCACGTACCTATCTTGGTTTCTAACACCGATATTAAGCAACAAACTATCCAAAGCATTATTGATTTTGCTGAAGGTAAGTCACAGCTTAATGGTTCAGAACGTGAAGGTGTTGTGTTCAAGTCCAATACGGTACATGACTTAAGTTTCAAAGCTATTAGTAACAAATGGTTATTGAAAGGCGGTGAATGATTGGCATTATTCGTTAAGCATGTCAATTGCGATAAATGCGGTAGTTCAGATGGTAAGGCTATTTACAATGATGGTAGCCATTACTGTTGGGTCTGTAAAGATAAATCTTTGAGTGAAGATTACAAGGACCATCTGGACTCCAAAAAGCGCAAAGGTAAAGTTAAAAAAGTAAAGGAAGTTGAAGATATGGAAGTTAAACCTAGCACTAAACCTGCTCTGACAACAGAAGAGAAGCAAGAATTTAAGGCTGAGACTTCTACCAAGGGTAAAGGTTTTAGAGGTATTCGTGACGAATTTAACACAATGTTTAATGTGCGTTACTCATACTCAGAGGAAACTGGTGAAGTTATTGAGCAAGCATATACATGCACTCAAGCTGGTGAGTTAGTTGGCTATAAAATTCGTGAAGTCCCTAAGAATTTTTATTCTAAGGGTCGTACTGGTGCTGACTGCGAATTGTTCATGCAATTTAAGTTCAATCGTGGTGGTCGCTACGTAATCATTACTGAAGGTGAACTTGATGCATTATCTGCATATCAAATGTTTGCAGATTACAACAAGACTAAGGGTGATTATGAAACTGCCGTAGTTAGTCCGACTACAGGTGCTAATTCACACAAGCAAATTGCAGCACAATATAAGTTCTTTGATTCATTTGAACAGATTATTGTAGCGTATGACAGTGATAAAGCTGGTCAAGATGCAGTAGAAACTATTGTCAAGGTTTTACCTAAAGGTAAGGTCAAGATTATGAGCATGCGCTATAAGGATGCCAATGAGTACTTGCAGAAGGGTGAAGAGAAGGCATTCATTAGTGACTTCTACAATGCCAAGGCTTATGTACCAGTTGGTGTGTTACCTTCTAGTGGTTTGTATGACCGCATCTTGAATCAGTCGTCAGTAGCTAAAATTCCATTCCCACCTTTTATGGGTGAGTTGAATGATTTATTTATTGGTGGTATGCCATTAGGTCATATCATTAATATTGCTGCAGATACTGGTATCGGTAAAACTACATTAGTGAATGAAATGATTTACTATTGGATTTTCAATTCGCCGCACATGATTGGTATTGTTTCTATGGAACTTGATGCTGGTCAATATGGTGAAGCACTCTTATCTCGTCATATCGAAAAGAAGTTAGCTCTTATTCCGTCACAGGAAGAAAAGTTAGCATTCTTACGCTCTGATAAGGTTAAGGCACAAGCTCAAGACTTGATGCTAGACTCTAGCGGTAACTCGCGTTTCTATTTGCTAGATAACCGTGATGGTTCAGTGGACGACATTAAAGACACTATCGAAGAATTAGTTGTAGGTTGTGGTGCTAAGGTAATTGTCTTAGACCCGTTACAAGATATCTTAGATGGTTTAGGTAATGAAGAGCAAGCTGAGTTCATGAAGTGGGCTAAGGGTTTTATGAAGAGTCATAGCGTTACGTTCGTATTCATTAACCACATGCGTAAAACACCTGCTGGTCAAAATGGAGCTGATAGCGAACAAAACATTATGGGTTCAAGTACCATTATCAAATCTGCATCTGCCAACATCTTGTTGAAACGAGATAAAATGGCTGAAGATGAGCTAACACGTAATAGCACAGAAATCAGTGTAACTAAGAATCGCGTATGCGGTTTGACAGGTCCAGCTGGCTCTATCTACTACGATAATACTACACATACATTGCACAATCTAAAGCAGTGGATGAAAGACAATGTTAGCGATATCAAATAACAGTTGACGTAAGCCCCGAGTTGTGATAGACTTGGGGCTTATTGCATTTTGAAAGGAAGTTATGCGTTTTATTATCGACATTGAGAGTACCAACCTTTTACAAAACGGTTTAGACTACTCTGTAATGCCTTATGCACTCAAACCTGACTACAAGGTGTGGTGTGTTGTTATCCGTAACTTAGACACTAAGGCTGTTATTTCATTGGTTAAAGAAGAGATTACCAAAGCACGTTTGCAGCATATCCTGCGTGACTGCACTGAGATTATTGGTCATAACATTGTTGCATTCGACTTGCCAGTGTTGAAGTTGTACGGTGTAATGGATTACCGTGTAGGTTATCCTAACCAACCATCTACAGTGTTTGGTGTACCTTGCAAGATTACAGATACACTGCTGTGGTCTAAGTTACTTAGTCCTGACCGCTTCGGTGGTCATAGTCTTGACGCATGGGGTAAGCGTTTAGGTAACCATAAAACTCACTTCGAAGAGTGGGACCGTTTCTCACAGGAAATGTTGGACTACTGTATCCAAGATACAAGCGTCAACGAGACTGTGCATTACGAATTGCTTGAAGAGAAGGGTGACTATCCTTGGGACCGCGCATACTCTGTTGAGATTAAGCTTACGGATTTAACACTGCGTCAAGAGTTGTTTGGCTTTGACTTTAACGTGCAATTAGCAGAGCAAAATCTTGTAGAACTTAATAAGATGATGGCAGATATCGCTAAGACGGTAGACCCATTGCTGCCTAAGAAGCGCATGACTAAAGTAGCTGCTAGTTTCTATGAGCTACCGAAGATTCGCTTTAAAAAGAACGGTGACGTATCATCTAACTTGCTCAAGTTCTGTGAGAAAACTGGTGCTGTATTATCTGAAGATAAGGAAACGATTGTTTTCGAAGGGAAAACATTTCCCATTACTACAGAGGAACCATTGAAGACACACGTAGATGCTGACATTGAAGATATCGATGTAGTGAAGGGTTACTTGATTTCATTAGGTTGGGAGCCAACAGAAGTTAAAGAACGTGATATTGTCAAGAAGACTGATAAATCAATCCGTACATATGCTGAAATCTTAGTTGCCATTGAACGTTACGTACAACAAACCGAAACATCCGTATTCCGTGAGTTACGTTTAGATATGCTCGGCTGCAGTATGAATAACCTACAGCGTTTCTTAGAAGGTAAGATTGACGGTAGCAAACCAATCTATTTACCAACTACACCAAAGCTAACAGTAGGTGTTGAAAAAGAAATCTGTCCTGCACTTATTCAGTTAGGTGAAAAAGCAGAGTTCGTAAAAGACGTTGTGCATTACTACACGTACCGTCATCGCCGTAATTCAATTGCTGGTGGTGTACTAGACGAGGATGGTGACCCCGTAACAGGCTTCTTGGCTAACGTCCGTGAAGATGGTCGTATTCCTACACCTGCGGATACGTTAGGTGCTAACACTGGTCGATACCGTCACAAGATTGTGTGTAACGTTCCTCGTGTAACTTCGTTATACGGTGAGCAAATGCGTAACTTGTTTGGTGCTGGTAAAGGTCTATGGCAACTAGGCTACGACTTCGCATCATTGGAAGCGCGTGTAATGGGTCACTATGTATTGCCATACACTGACGGTGAAGCATTAGCTATTTCACTGATTGCAGAGAAGCCAAACGATATTCATAGTATCAACGCACGTAAATTAGGTATTGACCGTAACTCAGCGAAGTCATTTAGCTACGCTGCTATTTATGGCGCTCAACCTAAGAAGCTTGCTAAGATGCTAGGTATTTCATTAGATGAAGCCAAAGTATTATTCAACAACTATTGGGACGCTGTACCTGCATTGAAAGAGTTGAAAGAAGACTTGGAAAAGGCATGGGTATCACGCGATAAGAAACACATTAAAGGGTTGGATGGTCGTCTGCTATCAACACGTAGTAAACACAGCCTTATTAACGTTCTATTCCAATCTGGTGGTGCTATTGCTGCTAAGTGGTCTGCTGTTCGTTTAGCTCAAGCTATGGAAGAGCGCGGTATCTTAGGTGACCCGTTTAGCGACACCAAAGCAGATTCTAAGGTGTGGTGGCTGATTCACATGCATGACGAACAACAAATGGCTTGTCACCCTTCATTAATGCAAGTCAAAGGCTTTGCAACAGAAGACGAAGCTAAAGCTGCATTGTGCGAAGGCTCAAGTGCAATTGGTCACGGTTCTAAAGGTCCGTATGTTGGTTTTAAGACACAGCCAGTTGAGTGCATTGATATCGGTATCAAGCAAGCGGTTAAGGAGTTAGGTTTAAGAGTTGAGTTAGGCTTCGAGTGGATACCCGGTAGTTCTTGGGGACAGTGCCACTAAGCCAAATTCTGTGTTATACTGCATTCATCTTGAAAGGAGTTACAGATGATTAATTTAAAAGTAAACGGTCATGAGGTCGAGTTTAAGAGTTGGAAATTTCCAGCTGGTGAAGTGGGTGTAAAGCTCCCACAAATTGCAGAGCATGAAAAGGTAGGTATTGTTTTGACGATGCCTACATCAGATGAAATCTTCATTGCACTGAACATGTTAGATGCATTAGCTAGTCAAGGTATTCAACGTGAAAACATTGATTTGTTTATTCCGTACTTTCCATATGGTCGTCAGGACCGTGTATGTCACGAGGGTGAAAGCTTTGCACTACGTGTGTTTGGTCACATGTTGAAGGCTTTCCCTCACTACAACAATATCTATATCAAAGATATGCACAGTGATATTACACAACAGGCATTAATGGGTTATGGTGTACAGGTCAAACATATGTCGCAATCATCTTGTGCTAAGTACTTACCTAAGTTTGATGCTTTGATTGCACCAGATAAAGGTGCAGCTGAAAAGGTAAATACTCACTATCAGGTTGCTATTGGTACTCAAGTATTTACCCTGAATAAGGTTCGACTAGATGGTAGAGTAATTTACGAAAGTTATCCACACGATACAATCAAAGGTGAAGTATGTGTAGTTGACGATATCTGTGATGGTGGTGCTACATTCCTATCTTTAGCTGAAATGCTGAATGTAACTCAACCAAACATGACAAAGTTACATCTTTATGTAACACACGGAATTTTTTCTAAAGGTACGGAAGAATTGTTGAAATTGTATGATACAATCTACGTACACAACAACATGAACCCATTTGTTGCAGATTCTGTGACAATCATTTAAAGGAGTTGAAATGAGTTTTATTAATCCAATGACAGCATGTGACTTTTACAAAGTAGGTCACAAAGATATGTACCCTAAAGGTACTACCATGATTTACAGCAACTTCACACCTCGTTCTAATCGTCTTGCACCTAGTGCTGGTGCTAAAAAGCCAGAGAAAATTCTTTGGTATGGTTTGCAAGGTTTTATCAAATCATTCTTGATTGACACTTTCAACTACGGTTTCTTCTGTAAGTCTCGTTCTCAAGTGGTTGCTGAGTACAAGCGCCGTGTAGACATGTCCCTTGGTGAAGGTGTTGTCGGTACTGAACACATTGCTGCCTTGTGGGACTTAGGCTACTTGCCGATTGAAATCAAAGCTTTGCCAGAAGGTTCATTGGTCGATATCAAAGTGCCAGTATTAACTATCAAGAATACATTGCCAGAATTCTTCTGGTTGACTAACTATCTTGAGACTGCAATTAGTACTGAACTTTGGAAACCAATTACTACCGCAACTACTGCGTTTGAATATCGCAAAATTCTTACTCAGTATGCTAAGGAAACTGGTGCGCCATTAGACTTCGTATTGTGGCAAGGTCACGACTTCAGCTATCGCGGTTTAAGCGGTCTGAATGATGCTGCCAGCGCCAGCGGTCACTTAGTCTCTTTCTTGGGTACTGACACTATCCCTGCCATTGACTATTTGGAAGCCTTCTACGGTGGTTTAAATACGTTTATTGGCGGTTCTGTACCTGCTACTGAACACTCAGTTATGTGTGCTGGTGGTAAAGAATCAGAGATTGAAACCTTTCGCCGTTTGATTACTGAAGTATGCCCTTCTGGTGTAGTCAGTATTGTTAGTGACACATGGGATTTCTGGCATGTTATTACCGATATGGCTGCAGAGTTAAAGCCTGAGATTATGGCTCGTACTCCTAACGCTATCGGTTTGAACAAAGTCGTATTCCGTCCTGACTCTGGTGACCCTGTTGAGATTATCTGCGGTCTTGAAATTAAGGAAATCAAAACTGATACACTAGAAGAAGCTGCACAGGATGCAATGGAGCTTATCGTAGAGCGCGTACAATCTGAAACTGACCACGGTGAAATGGGTGAAATGAACCCTGAAGACTATTTCCGTTTTGGTGACCAAGTTTACTTAGCTAAGGTCGAAATTGAATGGAATCGTTACGATAAACAGTACTACTACACAGATGGTTGCCGACTTGTGAGTTTTGAACCTGTTGAGTTAACTCCAGCACAAAAAGGTGCAGTACAATGCTTGTGGGATACATTTGGTGGTACAGTTAACGCTGAAGGTTTTAAGATGCTTGACGAACACGTTGGCTTAATCTACGGTGATTCAATTACCTTAGAACGTGCTGACCAGATTCTTAAGCGTTTGAAAGCCAAAGGTTTTGCTTCTAGTAACGTAGTCTTCGGTATCGGCTCTTATACTTACCAGTATGTCACTCGTGATTCATTTGGTTTTGCTATGAAAGCTACTTATGCTGAAGTTAACGGTGAAGGTTCTGAGTTATTCAAAGACCCTATTACTGATAACGGTACTAAGAAGTCTGCCAAAGGTTTGTTGCGAGTAGAATTCGAAGATGGTAAGTTTGTGCTGTATGACCAACAAACCAAAGAACAAGAAGCTCAAGGTTGCTTGCAGACTGTCTTTAAAGATGGTAAGCTTGTAAAAGAAACATCTATCGAAGAGATTCGTGCCATTGTTAATGTACAAGCCTAACTACGATTTCGATACTGACTTTAAGATTGCTCGTAAAACCGAAAAGCAAATAGCAAGATTCCTAGCCGAAAAGCATGGACTTGCTTTTGTAGACGAATGCAATAATTCCGATTATGATATTCGTATGCGTTTTCCGAAAGGTCGAGAAGTAACGATTGAAATCAAAGAAGATTTTAGTTGTGCAAGAACTGGTAATATTGGTGTAGAATTTGAAAGTTGGGGAAGGGTAACTGGCATTGAAGTATCAAAAGCTGATTACTACTTGTACAAAATTCATAAACCTGATGGTACAATCGGGGTCTACATCATTAAGACAGAGCTTCTGAAACAAATGATAGCGAATAAGTTGTATCATAGAATTGTAGTTGGCGGTGACGTTGGTTCAAACAGTAAAAATTATCTGTTTAAATTGCAAGTTGTCGTTGAAAACTTTAAATTTCTTGGTATAATAGAAGCAGATTAGGGTCGCGCCCTAGTAACTCATAGCTGAGATTGAGCTACCATCGGGTGCAAAGCCCGTACAAATTTGTGTCTGTAGTTCAGTTGGATAGAACAGCGGTCTTCTACACCGCATGTCGGGGGTTCGAATCCCTCCAGACACGCCAGTTAAGTAAGAGATATAGGTTCGATTCCTATCTTGGGAGAGTAGTTTAATTTGGTCAAACACTTACTTACTAAAAATAAGTCCCGCTATGCTTGTTACTCGTAATCCCTAGAGCCAGCAGCACACTTCAGCGCCATATGAGTATAAATCTTACCGCATATGGGTAAAATACATGTTACAATTGGTCGCGTAACAGTACGGATTTCCAGACTTGAGGATTCTCGTCCAAGATACAGAAGAGAGTATAATCTCAGTTTAGGGACTGAGGGTATACTAAGAGATAAAGGTGATGGTATGGGTCAAATTAGCAAACGAGTGCTTCCTACATGCAGGAGTTGTGTTAATATCTCTTAGTATACCGAAAGGAGTTATATGAAAAATCTATTGATTGGTTCACGGGCATTAGCTATGTTTAATGCCAACATGAGAATTAAGGAAAGCACTGACTACGATGTAATCAGTTTAGAACCTATTGAAGGTACTGAATGGCATGAGCCTGATTTTCTACTTAATCATGAGATTGAGAAGTATGCAACAGATTATAAATTTTCATTTAATGGTAAGGCAATATATGTCGTAAACCCTGTCGGTTTAGCTATTATCAAGCGTAGCCATTTATGGAGGGACTTATCCTTTAGTAAGCATATCACACACTACCATAAAGGTGGATTAGCAGATTTTCGTAAGAATTTTAATGAGCTGGATGAAATGCTGCTAGGTTTACGAACAAAGCTAACACGTTTGGAATACCCACAAGGCAATCCAAGTTTGAAACAATCAGTTACTGACTTCTTTGCTGATGCTGTAACTAAGAAATATAATCACGATTGGCTGCATGAATTAGTTGCTTTTCATTCTCAACCGTTGTATACTAGGCTTCAGATTGATTCTAACAGTGCATGGTGCGAGAAAGACTTATGGAATAATCTTTCATATGAAGACAAACTAAAGTGCGTAGCTGAAGAAACATACGTAATTGCTATGGAACGATTTCTTATTCCTAAGGATTGGGATTATCCATATCAGTTAGCATACATGAAAGCATTAGCTAAAGTATGCACTACATTATGCTCAGGTTGGTTTAGAGATTTTGCTATCGATAACTACCCTAGTATTCTCGGTCTGTTTAACGCAGACAAAATTAACGCTGTAAAAGCAATCATTGAAAAGGAGTGAGTTATGAGTTTACAAGATACAATTAAGGAGTTTCTTGATTCTAAAAGTGACAGTGATTTAGAGTCTGGATTCTTTCATGAAGAAATCGATTGTGGTTATAGTGACAATGATGACTTAGGTGATGAACTACGTAATGCAAGTATTGGTTTTGAATGCGTAGAGCAGCATGGTGGTGAAGGCGAAGGTGAAGACTTCTACACT